GTGGGCACCAGCAGGTAAAGCAGCTTCAATCGCAGACGCGATAGCGGCGGCTTTGTCTGGTCCCATAATCGGATGATCTTCTTTGTCTAGCGGAATCTTCTGATAAAGAATGGCAAACACATCAAGAATAGCACGAGCCTTCATGATGTTCTTATATTCAACGATCTGAATCGCATCACCAAACACGCCAGCAAGTGGGGGAATAGTCGCCGCGTTCGTATCATCAAACTTAAACACAAATGCTGATTCTGGCGGCATCGGATACCAAGTATCAAATGATTTCCCCGGATCTTCTTTACGCAATTTCATCACTTCGTCATACCAGTCGGCAAACTCAGGAGCATACATCGAAAGATACTTCTTACCATATCGATCAAAGAAACTCATGTCGAATGAATAAGTGAATCCCAAATCAGTACGGCCCGTAATCTTGCAATAATCTATTGGCATTTCCTGAAGCGCGATATAATCTTTTGATTCTCGCACATATATAAACTTAACTCCATCAAGCATGACACTCTTGGTTACGTCTTGAAATTGTCCTTTTGGGTTAAGCTTTTTTAAATAATCAAAACATCGTTCCTTGGCACGCACATAACTTTTAATCTGATCTTGTTCACTAGGTGGGCGAGTGAGTGGGCGCATATCGTAGTTATATAAAAGTATTTTTGTAAAATGATCTAGTGTTCGGTTGTAGGGCATGATGGCATATTCAAGATATCGTGAAATGTCCATCAACTTTTGCTCATTCCGATATGGAGACTTCATCATAATGGCTATTTCATCAACCGAATATGCTGTCGCAGAATTGTTAATCCCTTTCATCATTTCGTTGCTGATAATAGGGTCTCGCATAATTCGTTTTGAAAGAACACCTTGTGCTTGCTGAATAGCATAAGCTACTGTTTCGGCGTAATTATTCCATGCCACTTCTTTTTTTTCTTCAGCCATCTATTCACCCCCTAAAAATGGGCCTTCTGTAAACTTGCTTTCCCAGAACCAACATGAACAAATTTCGACCAGTCGTATTCTTCTTTTCGTTTTTTATTTTCACGTTCTTTTAAGTAAATCCAATAGAGGCCATAAACGATAGCTGAAAATTTATCTTTTGGTATGGCGCGTGATATTTGTTTTACGTCAGTCTTATTACCACTTTGTTTATATTCTAGATTCATAACTTCTTCGCAAAACAAATCTACGGCAAGATATGGACGAAGTTGTTCATTAAGCTTTTCAGAATCCATTCCGCGTCTTTTTAAAAGATCAACTTTTGCGTCAGAAGCGGTGCGTAACATTTTTAACTTTCCGCCATTAATATTCTGTACAAACACATTGTACATAGCACTATTCTGATGTTCTTTACTATGCGCAACTATGTTATAAATCATAGGAATTGAATTTGGAACTTTGTATTTATCAAAACGGTCATCATTAACAACTGAATATATTGGATTCTCGTCTATATCAAGAATTAATTCATCAACAAGACCACGACCAATACCGTTAGCATCTATGACAAGTATAGTCGCCTTATACAATGCAACCATTTGTTTTATGAATAATGCTTGCTCACGAAAATGAGTACCTTCTATGCCATATAGATTAACTAATGACTTGCTATACTCCCCATTTCCTTTTGGAACAATTTTGATGACACCAAGAGCAGAGTTGGCGTTCAGAACACCTTCAGCACGAGCGACATCATAGCAAAGTACATATTCTGCATCTTTGCCACTTGCCCTCTCTTCCGCTTCCTTTAGTGTCCGGCATCGCTGCAACTTATCTAAGTCGATTAATGAGTTTTCGGAAGATCCGGTCCAAACCGATTCGTACTCACGAGCGAACAAAAGAGGATTGTACGACTCGTCTTCCTGTTGCTCCATAACGTATTCAAGATCTAGCAATTCCACGTCGCAGGGTAGCTCATATCCAGCCCCAATAGCCAAAGCTGATTTGCCAGCAGCCATATCGTTATATACGTCTTTAAGTTTTGAAAATCCAAATGACTGACGTGTCCCAGCAGTAGTCATGTACATTTCACGTTTATGTATTTCGTATGGGTCATATCCTCCACACATAGCAATTCGTCTATCAGCCATCAGAGGAATAATGACACTGTTGACCATATTTCCATCCGTGTGTTCGTCGGCTACCTCTTCGATGAGTCCGCCATGACGACGACCACCACGAGTAGCATCTTTCTGCTGTACAACATCCATACGAGATCCATTACGGAACACAAGTCGAATATAGTCTTTTGGTTCCCGATAATCTGTTATCTCGTTTTTTAGAATGGGGAAGTGAGACCATATATCTTCGAGTTTTTCTTGCCCCATTTTAGCTGCCTGTTCTTTGCCAGGGGCACAAATGAATAATTTAATTCCTGGATAAAAGATGCAAAGCAAATACATCGCTAATATACAAATATAAGTTTTTGATGTACCACGGGTAGCAACAATAAATACTCGGCGGAAACGGAATATGATTCGCAAAAATAAACGTTGATAAAAGAAAAGACGAATTTTACAACTATCGTCTCGAATAAAATCTAAAAAATAGTCAGGATAACTTCGCCACAAAGCACAATATTTGCGCCAAACGGGTTCCATCTCTTCGAAGTTTTTATACCGTTTATCCTGAAGCGTACCCCTTTGTTCTTTATACTCTCGGCGCAAATTATCTTTTTTAAGCTCTGGACGTACATAATTTTTATACGAGGCCATTTTCATCTTCCTCAACTTCTAAATCAACTGGAGAAGAAGTGACCGTTGGCTTATTCATGAGTTTTAATGTATAGTTAATAATGTGCATAATCGCACGATCAACAATGTCCTTAAATTCTTTAACTGGTTCTGGTTTAATATATCCGCGTTTTTCAACTTCGGCATAGATATCAGAGAAAGAACGGATACCTGCCGCATCGTTACTGCTTGTTTGATCCATAGGACGCAGTTTGCCAGCAGTCAACGCCTTGTCTAACGCAATACTCATTTTTTGAATTGCGCTCTCGTCACCAGTCATAATGATGCTCTTGTACTTGAGCGTTAACATACAAATAATTTTCAGATTTTCTTGTTCTTGTGGAGTACTGATGTTATTAGCGTCGGAATATCGATTCCATAAATCCTCAAGCTGCGCATACTGGTCATCTGTATATTCTGGACCCCATTTAGCAATCATTTCGGGATCTCGTTGCTCTACAAAATTTGGATTAACACCAGTTGGTAATTGTATATCTGTGTATAGTGGATCACTATCTCTAAAACTAAGACTACCCTCGATGCGAGATCCGTTTGAACTAAGAAATTTCATGTATGCGGCAAATGGATGTAGTTTATCTGATTTTGTTAATTCGGTTTGCGCCTGTTTAAAATAGACTTCTTTAAACGCAAGACCAAGCTCACAACATGTGGCATGAATCGCAACGCGCATATCTTCGCAAGACTCGTAATAAAAATCATATATCCCCATCACACAATCTTTGCAAATAGGCATACGACCCTCACGACTGTATGGGCCATCATATTTATAAAAGCCTCGAACTTCATCGAGACTTTTGTGACAACGTAAACATTCCTGTTTGACTGGTGCCATTAAAACACCCCTTAAATTTCAATTGTAAATATGTGGATCTGGCGGCAAGAATCGAACTCGCAACGAACGGATTACAAAACCGTCATTCTGCCTATTGAATTACGCCAGAACAAAATAGAACGCCCATATCTTATCGAATTGAGCGTCCGCAAACAGGTAGCCAAGTATCTTATCGAAATTCGGCTACCTGAAAATTAAACTTAATCAGGAAGTACTACCTTACGCCGATAAGTAATACCTTTACCTTCCTCGACGATGAATACTGTTTGCGAGGGTTTTGTATCTGCTTGCAGTCGCTTCAATGCTAATCGATTAGTTCCAACAATACTACCGTTGACGATAATTCCACCAGCAGTAGTACCAACATCCTTTTCTTGATACTCATGCCAATGACCACTAACCATTGCATAAATCGGTTGTCCACGTTCTGCGAACATGTGTGCATATTTATAAAAACCATTCGACAAAGATGTCTTACGCATCCCTTCGCCATGAAGACATAGAAAATTAAAGCCAAGCACGTTGTGTACCGTCATAAAGCTTTCGGCAATATCATAATTGACAAGCCCACAAGAATCGTCACGATAATGATATAACTCCAACAACGTTTTTGCCCGGTCATACACAAGAAAATCAAAGTTGGCGTCTTCATGAGAATCATAGCCATCGAGTCCGTGATTGCCAGGAACCGCAACGACCTCTAACTCAGAAATGCCGCCCCGATATAAACCTTCCACAAAACGAGCATGGGCTTCAGATGATGCGTAGATTTGATTGCGAATATGAGTTTCGAGATAATTACGCTGAGACTTATAGATCCTACCATTGCCCTCTACCGAATCCCCAAGTTCAAACACCACGGCATTATTAATTTTTAACTCATGTGCCATATTGATTATTTCTTGGGTTAGGAATTGATCTCTGCGTAAAAATGTATCCAGGTCATATCTATTAAAACCGGACGTATCCGAATCAGTGACCAGTTCCCCGACTTGCCCGTCAGAATGAAGGATGCACAGGGTGCGCCGGGGCTTTTTATCAACAGGCTTGATAATGCTATACGGTGCTAGACGCGGTATGGGAGAGGTAGTTTCACACAAACATTGTGCAATGTATTTCGTGCGATTTAAACTACGCTTTTCTTGGTTAAGCTTTGCGCGTTCGTCTCTGACCGCCTGAGAAAGCATTTCAAGCTCTTGTTTTTGTTTGTTAATTTCTTCAAGCACGACACTATTACTAACGCCTTCGCGCTGACAATCTTCATGGCCCTCTACATATGCGTTCCACCATTTGCGATAAGTGCTTTCGTCACGTTTGCTCTCATCGGTTTCGGCATTCAGAAGAGAGGCTATTTGTTTCCAGGATAGTTCGTATATATCTTTATTGCGACATATACGAATTTTATATGCCTTAAACGTCTCAGACGGTTCTCGGTTATAATTAAATTTCATCTCAATGTTTACCACATAGGATTATGCGGTTTGTCTCCTCTCACACAACAAACTTTGTGACATCCGTATAACTTTAATTTTCTTATAACTAACCGTTATCTTTTCGCCACTTAGTTTTCCAAGACTAAAATATCCATTATTTCTTCTTCCCAAAATAAAATATTTATTATTATTAAATAATACTTTATCAAATAGCTTATATCCAAAAACATATTTAGTAGCTTTATTTGCCTTGCGATATCCACCTTTTAAAATAGTATCTTTATGAAGGCGTCTATTTTGATTACGTATCTTTTTTATATAAAACCACACATTATTTGGTTTTACAGATACATTACCACCAATACACAGCGCATCAATACGATGTGATTTGGGTAAATTATGTTTTATTCTAACGGTTTTCGTAATATACCCATAAGTTAAGTTTACGTCTAAATATAGGTCTTTTAGCTTGTTATAAAATGCACGGCGCATGACCCCCATAAAAGCCGCATCACGAAACGATTTCCCGCGTTTTAAATTGAGTTTTAGTTCACCTCGATGATATGCTTTATGACACTCTTTACAAAGTGTAATAAGGTTATCAGGTGCGTTCCCACCAGTACTACAGCTTTCAATATGGTGCACGTTGAGAATATTGTTCTTACAACCCTTCTTACCATGGCATCTATGTCCATCACGCCACAAAACATATTCTCGTACATTCCAAAACTCTAATTGATCACCTTGCTGATATTCTTCACCTTGTATATCTGGATTCTTAATTTTTTGAATATCAAAACTTGCTACTTCAACTATTATTTTTGACACAGGAAGTATTTTATGTATATCAGCAACCACTTTTAAATGAGTATTAATCTTGTGTTGTATAGACGGGGCAAACCAGCCTTTTTCTTTTTTCCTATTTAAAAATCTAGCTTGACGATATCTGGTTTTGCGACTTCTACGATTACGACGGTATGCTTTTCTTTGTGCTAAAAGCTTAACAATATCATTCCTTAGCTCTACTTCAGCAGAAAATAGTTCTTCTTTTTCAGTAGTAGCAAATAGCCCAACTATCTTACTACCAGCATCCACACCTAAATTAATTTCTTGTTTCGTTTCGCCAGTCGCATATTGCAACTGAATTGTAAAAGGCTCCTTTTTAACTACTTTTGCCTTACCATCACGCAATAGCCTTCTTGCTTTTGCTGGCGTGGTAGGCATGAGTGGTTCGCCTCTTTGATTTAATACGTATACTCGCAAGTTACGTTCTCCTTTGCAGAAGTTGGTTGTTCTTCGCCAATGTTATCGTGTGGTTTTATATGATAGCAACACTGTTCCTACTCCTCAGAACTGTTTAATCACTATCCTTAGAGCTACAGACTAGAACGCGCATCCGTAGGTAACTATATATTCACACATAACGTAGTCAGTTAAGACTTAGGCTAATCAGCTAAAAATAAATTTCACAAATTAATGTCGAGTAGCTAATCAATTAAATCCTCATCTGTTGTATCCTCAAAAAATGGATAACTATATTCACCCTTGCTTATTCCATATTGGTTAAGAGGAACGTTATGGTCATAATATTTTTTATTACTACGTCTAATTTGCGCATCAGAACGATGTAATTCTTTATATATCATTTTTGCTTGTTTTACGCAAAGATCTATTGACCAATCCGGGTGTTCTAAGTGATACATTTCAGTAATTTCTTCAACTGTTTGATATGTCATTATTTATCCCTTCACTTATATACAGACGTTTATAAAGAATTTGTTCTCATTTTTTGCATTAAATATGCCGAAAAGATGTGACTATTCCTGATTTTAAGGATAATTTCTTTGATTTGTCTGTGAATATTTGATTTTACCGTATTTTTCTTTTTTGCAATTTGATCTAATGTCATGTTATAAATAAAGTATGCGGACAATAAATATTTCTGATCATCATTACATATAGATTCAATTGCGCTGTGTAATGTTTGTCTAAAATCAACATCATAAATAATTTCGTGAGGAGGTCTTATGCTAGGCGGTTTACCATCGGGAACAATACCTTCGAGATTGCGCCGATCTTCTATATATTTCCGATATCTGCGGATACGTCGCAATGTATACTTGCGCTGTTCGAGAGGAAGGTATGATTCTAATTCATAAATCACATCGTGCGTATCACGAATCATACTGTTAATAATTCTGACGGATCGGACATCGTTTTGGCCTTGATATTTTCTTTTTGCTTTAAAGAGACTGCTGAGTGTGCGGCGATATTGATTATATAATTCCAGGTTCGTCATGAATGATTACTTCCACCATTTCATCGATATAGTTTTTTAAAGCGTTAGTTAAATTAGCACCGTTGATATAGTAATATTCTTGATCGTCGTAGTATTTAACAAGAATAGTCCCGCTAGAATTAAATACTTCCTGTTTGTTTTGGTCAAGGACTTGAATTTGATATCGATCCCGACAATCAGAACGACTCCACAGCGCATCATCAAGATCATGAATTTGCATTGGTCGGTGAAGCTTGAATGTTTTGAATAGTGCGTCGCAGTTTTGTGACAAGAGGCGATTAGTGTATTTCAGTTTTCCACTGAGGTGCATGATAGTTATTTTCCTTTCAATTCATAGTAATCAAGTAGGGTTTAGCTGAGAGTAAAAAATTTATGTAGAAATTTTGACCATACCCCTCCAGTAAGGTAAAACCCTTCGGAAAGTATTTTCGATCCTTTTCCCAATATTGTTTAGTTGGATTCTGAGCTTAGAATGGACGCTAGGCAGTTTTGGTGGGGGATGAGTGTCAAAATCACGCCACCTCCTCTTCGGACTCTTCAAAAGCAATGTTGATAAAGTATTTATTTTGATTGTTTCGGATTATAATTACAAAACCAATTGACAGATCTGTTGGTAAGGTTGATTCGGGTATAAGGTTTACCCATTTTAATTTTGGTAATTTAATCTGTTTCTCATCAAGGCGAATACTGTTATTATTATTGATGGTTCGATAATGCTGAATCGGATCTGCTTTTCTTTTCCGTTTGGGAAACCCGGTCTCTTTAGCAAAGAATTTGTCAAGATCTTTTCTGACATCCCACCAAACAGCATTCAACGCTACGTTGTCCGCATCCTTTGTATTATCTAACAATGGTTTATAAACCGAATACGGATTAATAATACACTTACCAGAATTATTAAACTCTTTCTGTTCATCTTCCAACATTCGATTATAAACAAATCTTTTATAAGCTAGTGTTTGATTGATAATTCTCTTTTGATCTGTGTCGGGATATAAATTACACCGCACAAATCGATATTGTTTCTTAGACAAAATAGTCCCTCCGAATTTTATACTATATATAACGTTTCTTTTCCCTCGTTAGTAGTAATACTCATTACATTCGTATTACTACTAACTCGTAAACTTAGTATTCATTACATTCATACTAAGTTTAATTAAAGGTAACTACATATATATTATAATTTGCTATCACAAATTATGGGTTAATGTCTCTCGACGAGACATTTGAAATCGTATTCTTCGAATACAATTTCGTTTAAAGATATTGGGAATGTGTTAAGAACGTGCGCTTCGCGCCTGTTACAAGAAAAAGTATATTGATATTGTTAAGGTTTGGTGATAGACATAAATGCTGCGGAATGAATTGGGTTAGTGAGGGGAATATCGTAATTGCTCGACGCAATTACTCTTAAAAGCTTACTCCGTGCGCTTTTAATTAATATAAGTCCCAACTCCTGATACCACTATACCATAAAAATTTAATTTTGTCAAGGATTTTTGTTGACTTTTTATTTGGGATAGGATATACTGAGACAGGAGGTAATAATAATGGCGATGGAAAATGTTGTAAGTATTCGTAATGGGAAAGAAAAGAGAAGCTTTGTTTCGTGTTATGATCAATGGATGGGAGTACGTAAACAGAAGAGTTATAATACGTTTCGTGCTTATCGAAAGACGTTTAATGATTTCTTTGGTTTTAAATTAAATAAATTACCGGAGGAAGTAACTTGGGATGATTTGATTGATATCACCAATGATGACTTTGAGGATTTTCGTCAACATCTACTTGCAACTGGAAATGTCCAAGTGATTACAACTAAGTATGCTTTAGCTCATTTGTCCTGGTTATGGAAGAAGATAGCGGTTAGGGATAGTCGTATTAATCCATTAACTCCTAAATTAGATCCACTACCAGATAAAGATAGAAATCCATTGCAACTGGGAAGTGATTCGCTTGATGAAAGAGAGATTAGGTTGTTAATTGATTATGCGAAGACGGTAGATTTCCATCCTGAGATACAAGCTTTGTTTTTTGAGTTTGCGGCGATAGTTCCATTACGTATCAGTGCGTTGCGCAAGGTGTCGTGGAATAACTTGATGCAGCAGATGAATTACAAAGAAGGTAAAATGGTGTGGGTGGTAGGAATTTATGATAAGACAAGGTGGCACTATCACCGAATTTCTGATGATTTGTATGATCGGCTGCAAATACTAAAATCTATTTGCCATAGGGGGGTTGGGTTTAAAGATCAAGACGAAGATCCAATATTCTATATTTCTAAAGAAAAGCTGATGGAAACCATTGATGGTTTTAAAGAGAAATATGGGATCGACAAAAAGATTACCTTTCATTCACTAAAGAAATGTTCAATTGGATTGGCGATGGAGCAGTATGGCGGGGATTTGCGCAAAGTGTTAGATCATTCACAGCACAATGGACCGGAGATGGTTATTCGGTACGCTAAAGAACAGGATGTGCTGAATGGGACGATGGCGACCGTGTTTGAAGATAGAGATAAGGCTAGGGATAAGGTGTTTGGTTTGTCTAAAGAGGATTTGGTAGCGGCGATGTCGAAGTGTAGTTATAGTGTAATTGCCCAGGTTGCACAACAGGTAAATGGCTAGGATCGATTCTGAGGCGTTTTTCTAACTAATTAATAAGGAGAAAACGAACGGAACTACCCCTACTAAGGCAATCACCTTAGTGTGGGGTTTATTTTTAAAATTCATTGTAATTAGTTTACTGAGAGTTAAAGTCTAGTAGTTTGGTAGGAAATAAGGGTGTATCATATCTAATTCTCATTTGTATCAGTGATCAGAAATACAACTCGTAATTATCTACGTCAATTACATTACTTTTATTTATAATTATTGTGGTTTTGGCAATTTGGCGAGATCCTTTTATTTTGCTGCGGTCAAACAGGTAAATTGGGTGTTAATAGGGGTAATTCGTGTTGTCAAAATGGGAGGGGGAGTGGAGTATGTAGATTAGAAATGGCTACAAGCGTTGATGTGTAAAGGAAATTTGATGACGAATTGAACTCAATTTTGGTCGTCCTAGCGATGATGATGTACTCAGGCCATTTCTATGGAAATAAAAGCAATTTTTATCAAAAAGTAGGGGGAGGGTAGGAAAGACCGATATTTCGGGATATTTTCGCATCGGTGACAAATCACTTTGTCAATGATACTGTCAGTAAAATGGTAAATATGGAAATAAATATATAAATGATGATCATCCAGGCGTTTTTATTTTTCGATATTATTTGTCATAATCCCCATAACAGGCCGAAAATTTATGATGGGATTTTAAATTCTTAATCCAATCTTAATAATCTTAATATCTACCTTAACAATATTAATATACACCTTAAATAAATTAAACCTGGCCTAAACAAATCTAAACATCCCGGCACAAACACACCCATACCATTACACATAGTATACAATACTAGATGATAAAGTATGCAAAACAACGTTATCAAGTATACATATATCACAATCTGCCTACTATTATATCATATCTCCCAATGCTTCACAATCTCCCCTAAAATCCTTTATAAAAATTAATGAAAATAATGCTTGACAGTCAACTATTCTTCCGTTATAATGAGACATAGTAAAGGTTTAATAATCAATAGGAGGTATCATGATGGATCATATAGTTATCAATCTGAATCAAGGCAAGTTGGACATATTGGAAGACGTGGAGTATTATCTCTCACCGAAAAGTCAAGCCACAACAGATAAGATTATGGATGAGATATGGGACAACTTGACCAAAGATTTTTACATGGATGAATGCTATCAAATCTTTGCCCGTGGTGTCTATTTGGGGCAAGCAAGGCGATAGAATAACCGGGGTTATACTCCCCGGTATGCGTCTCATACTGCATGTGGGGCGTGTACCGGACAGTATAATAGGAAGGAGCGCACACCATGAAAAAGTTAGCTATAATCATTATAGGAGTTAGCACCATAGCGTTATACGCGCTTGGATTGCTTTACATTATTCAATTGTGCATAGCTTGAAACAATTAAATCGAACGTTTTAATGCTTTGAACGTGATATAATCAAATTGATATAAGGAGGCAAATACAATGACTATTAAGCGAGTACCAGTCAGACCTATTAGAGACGAAGAGCCAACGTTAAATATCCCTAAGAAATACCAGCACATGATAGATGATTGGTATTATGATGCAGACGGATACTGGATACAATTAAAACCTGGATATATTGACGGTGGTACGGGTATTAATTTAATCCACGAAGACACGCAAAAACGAGCATTGCAAGCCATAAGGGAGGTAAAACAATCATGAAAAACAATTGTCCAAACTGCGGTTGCTCTACACATGAGAACATTAATGAATCTTTTAGGTGTCCGTCCTGCGGGTGGATTCCAGGCCATCAATGCGACAGGTGTGAGGGATACACACTGAATGATACCGGGTATCTTGTGTGTGATGAATGCGGTTATGAGATTTGTTCCGGTTGTGTTCGCAAAATGAGATTAGAACACGTCACAAAATGCCCTCATTGTGGTAATGATCACTTTTTAGAACATACCATGATGCTTTGCGAACTTCTTCCTATACTTGATACGAATATGAATATTGAGGTATGGAGTGATGATAAATTAATAGCATCCGGCTTAGTAAGAGATTTTGACTCGTCTAATTGGGCGTATGTTATCCAATCACCTATTACATACAACGGAGAACATGGTATAATCGTTTTTATAGGTGATAATTAACAAATAGAAAGGAGGACGCAAGCAGGGTTATTCCCTGCATTGAGGGTCACACAATGGCCTTCAGTGGAAGGAATGAAACGATAGGAGGGTATCACAATGGACGAATTGAAAACCTGTAGCTGGTGTAATGAAGAGTATGAAGAAAGTGAATTAAAGCAGACCAGTCACGGCCTACTCTGCCATACCTGCATACTGGCAATCAAGAGCAGAGGAGAGAAAATAACAATCACGGAATAACAGACCATTGTTGAGGGTTTAAGGATTAAACCGAAACAATCACAGGAAGGAGGTTAGACTATGATAGCAGGTGTTATATGTTTATCAATTGCCTTTGTACTATTCTCTATATGTCTTGTAACGTGGTTTATTGGGCGTTATGATGAAATTATATGGGGCGTCGGTAGTCTATCCGTACTATCCTTTGTAATTGCCGCATTATCATTATTTGATGTGTCTATATGGATATTTAATATATCTATTATTATAGTAGCTGGTACACTTTTAATCATGTGGCTAAACCCTAAACAGGAGGCGTAATAATGGGAGTAAGAAACGAACATAACCGGGTAAAATCTGAACCCATCGAAAAGGACTTTGATACAGTCTTGAAAAAGGCAAAGGTGTATTATCGCCCTTGCAAACAGTTTCTTATCTATACTGTCCATATTGGGGAAAGCGTATGGTATGCGGCAGGATACGCCACAACAGACCATAAGCCCCTACCGGACACAACAAAGAAATATGCTTTTATCAATGGAAGATGGAAAGAGACGCCACACACGGACATAGACGGATATCATAACACGATTATGGAACCCGGTATTGACTTCTGTAAATCTTGTATGAGTACCAATCTATGGGGGCCAATGGAGGAAGACGGGAAATGGAATACATACTGCAACCAATGCGGAATGAAGCAATAACAGACTTGCAGCGTGGACAATTGACGATGGTTTTACAAGGTAAAACAGAGTCAAAAGCAATAAAAACCCGATTTTATTATATGGTATAATATTAATCATAGGAGGATAACAAAAATGCTAGTACATTTAAACGGTGAGGAATATTTTACAGTAAAAATATCTAGTCTCAGAATGTGGGACGATAAAGAGGAAATAGCAAGGGCGAAAGCTGAAGCAAAAGCGGCAGGGTTTAACCCGTCAACCATTCAACGTATGACTGAACATAACGAATGTTTTTATACATTCAGTAAATAATCAATAACAGCAAGCAATAAAAATTTAATTATTGGCAGGAATAACAAAAGCCATGGCGAATATAATAATATCGGTTGTAATTGCTTGAATAACAAGCGTTATGATAAAATTGAAACTATTGGAGGTATTGACCATGAGAGACTATATTGAAGTAGAAAGCGCAATACGCGCAATACCGGGCATTATAACAGTAACCCCATACAGGACTAACAACCTAATAACTCCCTGGGTGACTGGCTTTATTCCTCTTGTGGATGGTATAGAGGCGGAGATTACATATGGGACAGCTTTCGGCGGCGGTTATTCGGTAGGGTTTACCCTGTTCAAAAATCAAAAATTAATGCCCATCGAAGACCGCGAAGCATATGACAAGTGTTTTATGGACTACGAAATAAAACAAATCGCAGCATATGCCGAAACGGTCAAAGAACAGTTAAAGAAAGCGGAGGTATAACACTATGGAATTTTGGGAATTGAAAGAAAAAATCGAAAACAAAGGCGGCGAGTCTCACTTTTTTGATCACGACACACTAAAGTTTTTCGGGGAGCGGCTTTCGGATATGCGGGTATTGAAAGATACTGTAAACATAACCGATTATAGCGGGGACGTTCACGAATGTTATGTGATATCTGTTACCCGCAGAAAAAATGCTTTCGGGCCTTGCAAGCCGTATAGATTCTATCACTATTTCGATGTGAACACATACCAGCACATAACAAGACCCTAGTTATTAAATAAATTAAGGAGGATTAGAACCATGTTTAAAAAGGAATTTACTGAAGAAGAAACAAAGAAGCTAGAACGCGCTATAAACCGTTATGCGTTCGGGCCAGACTTCCGCATTACACACGGTAAAACGGAGCATGACAGGCTTGATACCTTTGGGTGTCCCTATACCTCATCCGGTGAGTTTGCCGGACTATGGAACACGAACACAGAAACCCTGAACCATAACGGGGATCGCCTGGACGGTTTTGTCATGGATGAACATGGATCCATGTACGCGCTTTATACCGTGTATGACGAAGCGGGAGCAGAGGCGGGATCAAGTACAATCAATCTGAAAACGGGAGAGTATAGCAGAGTATGAAGAAGGACAAGGGCGGCTGTATGAATGCCAGGGATCGCAAAATGCAAAGCGTTTTATACTGTTATCGCAAAGGTAAAACGGTATCAGTTAAAACCGATTGCGCTCGGTGTGAGTTGCGCGACAAATATTAAACCCCGTAGGGGTATCAATAACGGACATTAAATGGAGTTATCAGGAGGTAATACAATGGAACCCATAACAGAGGCACACAAAGAAGTTATAGAAAAGAATTTAAACGGATATATTGCTAACTTTGAAACCCCATACATTGTATATGATGGTGGTGGCATCGGTCAGGCGGTAGCCTGGGGAGATCATGAAAGATTTTATGTCTACCGTAACAAGTCAGAATATGATAACGGCGGGGAGTATGTGCAGTATTGCTATGATATCTCCTACCTGGACGGATGGCTTTATGGAGCAGTCCAGGCCGCTTGTGGACAGTTACGGAAGAGATAACAAACTATATCAATAACGGACATTTTACAGTAGTAAAATGGAGTTATCACGAAAGGAGGGAACCAAAATGACTATTCCATATGGCGAAGTCCAGGTAATCACGAAAGAGGACGGGAATAACAGACTGTGCGCCCGTATCTATGACGGAGGCAAGGACGTTACAGAGTTTTTCGATGGTGTCCTGGGGCGGTATAATAAGCGTGATGGCCTTGTGATCACTGGTAAAAATGAGGTTGACCGCTTTTACCGTGATACCCGCCCGGCTATTCGTAAAGTCATTGGCGTTGCGGTAGCATAACGGTAAAAATTTAATTAAGGGGTGATGATACGAATAACACGGCATAACGGGCGGTAGTATGTGACCGCTATCGCCCGGATTAGTTTTGTGTTAAGGGTCTATAGGGCTTTTAATGGAGAACTAAACAAAAGGAGGTAAAATTATGACCGTAAAAGAGGCAAAAGAAACCAGGGGCAAACTTACCTATTTACCGCCAAAACAAAACCCCTTATCCGCGCTTTGTAAAGCGTGTGACGATGAATTTATCAATACTATCCTGTCCCTGCATCCGTGTAAATGCGGGGAGCATAACGGCGTTACAATGGACACAAACGGGTATAAATGGCGTGTTGTCTGTTCCTCTTGTGATAACGATACATATTTATCATCGAGCTATCACGAAGCCGCACAGACATGGAATGATTGGAACGTATAACAGACAATTAAAAAGCGCGTTTCATCTATTTGATGAATCAAGCGACAATTTAGCATTTTACCCGTTTATATAACGGGAATTAATAAGGAGGATAACAGAGTATGAAAACACTAGCAGAACTAAAGCGGGACGCAAAGAGTGGAAACTATGAGGGCGAAATGATCCAACGTTTTGGATCTTCGGATATCCCGGAACGGTTGCGGGGTAGGCGCAAGCTGATTGATGCCAATACAGTAAGCATATCATTTTTGAATCAGGACGGGAAGAAGTCAGAATGTCGCATTGATGCCGCTTCCCTGGTGGAGTATAACGGGGACACGCTAACCATTTATAATCCCGGCTTGCGTGAATTGACTGAAGAAGAACAGCGCATTATGGACGAATGGAAACGCATAACAGAAACCCCTGAATACCAGCAGAGGGCAGAAATTGATATGTATTCTGATGGGAGCAGTACATATTGGCAGCAAAAATCATTCTTTGAAAAATCGTCTTGTCCCTGGCTTTTTGGTACTGACAAGATAGCCGGGAAAAAGTACGATTATCGAAGCGGAAAAGTATACGATAACAAGGTGAAGGGTGACATAATCCTACAGTACAAAATTTACAAAGTAGTATAACAGAAAGGACATAACAGACCATGCCTAAAGACTTTGAGAAAGCTGTACTCCCATTCAGGAAAGAGATTAACAGGCTTGAAACGTCCGTTATTGAAATAACAGAAGCCAACAAGACATTGACCCAAGAGAATCAAGCCCTACAGACACAAAACGCGCAACTTAAAGACTGGGTTAATAGACTACTTGAATATACCAATATGTCAGAGGAAGACATAAAAGCATCAATAGCAAAGGATAAAGCAATCGTTGACAGCGCGAAGACTTTTAATTCCTTAATGTCTATTATGGGAAGAATTTAAAATTATTTTTTGAAAAGTACTTGACATACAACTAAAATAGGAATATCATAAACACAGTAAGAGTTTAATTTTAATAGGAGGTATAACGCAATGTCAGAATTAGCTTTCAAACGCCGTTCAACTTCTATACTCAATAACAGTAACGATGATCACATTAATACCTATGTCGCTATTGCCACAAGTGAGGGTAGGCCCATCACCAGCATACAGCAGTATACAAGCCGTGTTGGGCAGTTTGCCCGATGGCTTGATCGCGACTTGTTGACTGTTACCCTAGAGGATATCGAAAATTGGGCCAATGAGGGCAACGCATACAAGAAGAACCACATAACGGCCTTTTACAAGACGTTTTTAACACATAACGTCAATGACTTCCAGGACAACATTGATAAAGACTTGCTTATTTACTTGGCGGTGCATTGACAGTAAATATTTAATAAAGGAGGGTATAACAATGACCACCATAACAAAGAAAGACCTTGAATTTATTATCGGGGAACTTGACAGGGGGGCGTATGATGCGCGTGAGGCCATGAGAAACCCGGCGCATACCGTAGACCTTCCCCTCTTGCAGCTTCGCGCAGAAACGCTTGTAGCGAATGCCAACAAGCTACAGATGGCGGTTGAGCGCATGGATCGGAGTATTATTATTGATTATCCCAATACCAAGCCAGAACCCGCACAACCTATCATTATAACAGTGCGCGGCGGTGTGGCTTGGTTGGAGGACGATACTAACCCGCAGGGCGTCCCTATCTCTATTCGTGACTATGACATTGAAGGACGTGATCCTGACACGCTGAAGGATTTACCCGTTGAC